GAATAGTCCTGAGCTTGTGAGCAAATAATTCAAAGCCATTGTTAAATTAATACCCGGCACATCTGAATTATTTACTACGTTATCACTTTCAATTACAGGCTCTAAAGATTCATCTGTCCAAGCAAAACCATTCCATTGCCATAATTTAACAGGTAAACTATCAATATCCAACTGCATATAAAAGTCCGCATAATTATATGTAGTCGGTGGAGTTACATTTGGATCATCAATGCCAGTATATAATTGAACTCCGTTATTTACTAAATCATCGAAGTTTTGTTTTAATGAATTAATAGCTTCAACAACGCTATTCTTTTCATCAGTTGTTAACGTATCTAAATCCCCAATATTATTATTGGCAAAGTCCAACATTAAAGCCAATATAGGGTTTAATACATTAGCAGTTATTTCATTGTTACCATTGGCTACAATATAAGTATTAATTTGCCCTAAAACCGTAGCATATAAAGGTGTAGCCATTATTAATAATTATTAAAGTCGTTATTAAAATCATCATTGAAATCTCCATGAGGTGTAAATACAACATCTTGAAACAAATTATCAAAGTCATTTGTACCACCTTCATAAATAAACGGTAATTCATCCTCCAATGATTCAGATAAAGAAACAAGTTTTATAATTGCTCCGCCGTTTGCATTTTGAGGATCGTATGTGTAATTACTCGTTGTCATTCCAAATTCAAAACCATATATTTCAACTGTCCCATCATACAATTGTAAAGCAACAAAATAATCCGCATTGTCTAATTGTTGAAGCGTACATTTAACGTATTGAGTAACTCCTAAAACATTTATCGTAACTCCGTGTAAGTATTGAGGTATTCCGTTTACAACTGATTTTTCAACAGTTCCAAATATAGTCGATCCGTTTTCGGTCATTGAAAATAAAAAGCCAGACAAATCGGGTTTTAAATTAAATAACACTTTGTAACGGCATTCATAAACTCCCTCAATAGAAACTGTACTCGTTAATATTTGTTTATTTAAAACGTCCGCACGATTAACCAAAACGGCTTGCTGGTAGTAATTTTTTACAATATTACCACATGACAAAATCAATCCGTTTCGTAATTGTTCGCAACTCATTATTTATTTACATTTGAAGATCTGAAACCGTAACCTTTTGCTTTTGTTCCTCCGCATTTATCTGAACCGCATCCGCATTTATCTGTTGGGCAATGTGTGTAATCGAAAATAGTTTTGTTTTGGCAAATATATCTTTGAGTTCTTTCAAATGAAATTAAACCCATGTTACGATATTTGTCAGCAAAGTTGTTTAAGGATTTTTGATCTATTGGTATTGAAAATTCATTTGTTTTTTGCACCAATCCTGTAGCCGTATCATTAAATCCGTTAAGCATAACATAACGAGCATATGAATAATAAGCCATTATTTTATAAATTCCCTCGAATGGCCTTAATTTACCTCCACAATCAGTATAATTTCCACCGTTTAACAGTGCTTTTTTCTCTGCATAATTAGCGGGTGGTGTCGGTTTCGGTTCTGGCAAAGCATCATAAGCAATAATTTCAGCGTTTATCTGCTCAATTTCCACCCAAAAATCACAAAACAATTCAGCCAAATCAAAGTTTGATGCTTCATTTTCTGCAACGCATAGTTTTGACAAGTCGCAATGCTTTGCGAGTATTCCAATGCAATTATATTGAAGGGGTAATAAGTTCATTTTCTACGTTTATATCGATTATTGGAATAATTTTACACGGAAATCCTAAATAGGTTAGTGCATCTTCAATTTCTTTACGCTCGTCTTGCGTCTGCTCTGTATAGAACTTCTTCATTTCGATGTAAGTTTCTGATTGAGTACCAAAAATTGAAGTGTCAGATTTTACAAGTTGAGAAGGAATGTTATTTGCCGCAGCGTAAATGTTATCTCGAATAGTAATCTTAGTTTCTGTAAACTTTTTTTCATCTATTTGAGCAGGCAATTGACCGAATTTGAAAACTTTGTCAATATCATCTGTAGAAGCAACGTGATATGTAAAAATACCACCTACTTTTTCAGATCCTAACCATTCTTTTAAATCTTTTTCTAATCCTTCAATATCTTCTTCATCCAGCCCCGAGCTTACAACATAAGTCTTTCCTAAAAAACCCGTACGCACCTCGCGATTAATATACATTGAAATTCTACACTCAGAATCTAAATCATTGTAAACGGCGTCAAAAGGAGATAGAGCATATTTAAATTCAGGTGTCATATTTAGATAATGAACTTGACCACGATAGTAAGGCAACATATCAGAAAGTGTTGTTTCTTCTGTAATTACTCCGTCATTTTCTATAAAGTCATTTTGTATTTGTTGCAAAACTACTTCTTCATTATCTGAATACGGATAATACCAAGTTGCATCTGTTTCTTTTTTAAACCATCCTCTTTCTTCGCAATAGTCTTTAAACCAAAACTTAGAAACATAATCGTTGTCATCTTCTTTACCTTTTCGTGTTTTAGTATATTCTAAAACGTCTAAAGTTTTTTTCAATTGCAAATTATCATCTGTGTATCTTCCAATATGAAAATAAACTCCGTTTTGTCTCGAAATATCAGAAGCGGAAATTTTAGTTATTTTTGATAAAGAATAATTCTTTTCAGGATTAACAATGTAATCTTCTTCAACTCCTTTTCCTGAAATATATTTGGCAAAAACTTTAGAAGCATTCTTTCCAGAAGGACTGTTTAAAATCGCTAATTCAATCTCATTAGGATAAAGATTGTTTTCTCCATTGTAATAAATAGAATCATCCTTATCCGTGTTTAGTTTAACTATCCTCGAATAAAGCTCGACAAATTTAGCTCGCCACTTTCCGACAAAACTCTTTTTGTTATCCATTTTTTGGAGTGCGTTTTTTTCTTCGTTTAATTTCTTTTGTTTCTACAACTTCTAGTTTTAATAGAGAGTCTCCGTCAATTTCTTTTGGTGCTTTTTTTGATACTTCAACAGGGAAATTAAACATTTTTACACGTTCTTTATTTTCTTCTTCAGTACCCGAAACAATAAATTCTTTAATAAATTCATCGGTTAAAATGTTATCGTATTGACGGTATGTTCTACCATCTTTTTTATACGTCAATATTTTACCTTGTATTTTTTTAATTGAAATTGTATTCATGATTTTACCTTTTTGTAAAGTTACTTTTTTTTCTCCTTTTATTGAGTATAAAGATACTAATTTTTGCCAATCCGTACCAAATGAACATCCGGCACAATTCGGCACTCTTCCAAAAGCAGTTTTAAAAAAATCTAGGTATAAAGACATAAGGTTAGAATCTCTTCTAACCTTAGCTTTATCTAATAATATAAATTCATTAATTGTCATAACTAAACACTTGGTGCTCCATTATCGAAATTAGCGTCAAAATCTGCATTTTCAGATCCTGGAGGTGTTGATTGATAAACCAAAGGTACATAATTCTCAGGTGCAATGTCTAAAGAAGATAAAACAATTGCAGTACCTCCACCGCCTTCTTGAACGTCATATGTAAAATCTCCTGTAGTTAAACCGTTTTCGAATCCGTAAACCTCAACAGTACCGTCAGTAAATTGATAAACAACAACGTATTTACCTTTGCTCAATGAATCCAAAATACATTTAGCTTCTTCTGTAGAACCTACAATTAAAAGCTGTGCATTATGTTTGTATTGTGTAAAGCCTAAATCAGATAATGTTTTGTCAAAATATCCTTTATAAGAACTTCCGCTTTCTGGTCCTGTAAATCTAAATCCTGTTTTACCATCTTTCAAAGCAAACTGAACGTTATATAAACAATCAGGATCTTCCGCTGTTGGAACGCTTAAAACAACTGATTCAGGATCAATATCTGCTTTATTAATTACAACCGCTTGTTGGTAAAATCTACGGGCAGGAGCAACACAAGATGCATCCTGACCGTTTTTTAATGTACCGCATATACTTGCTACTGCCATTTTATTTGTTTTTTAAGATTAAACACTTGGCGAAGCTGTTTCAGCACCAATGTAAACATATTGATTTGTAACTAATGCAGCACCTACATTTGCACCACCTTTGATGTAAATTTGGTCATCATCTTTTGAATACCAAATATCGAAAGCAGGCAATTGATCTAATTCAGTTGTACCGATTAAGATGTTTGTATCGCTTGTTAAGATTGCTCTGTAAGGATTACCCAATGTAAAAGCATTAATAACACCGTCAAATTCTCTGTGAACGTGTACAGTAATTCCGAATATTTTCA